GCCTTCGCCTCAAGGTCGTCCAGTTCTTTTTTTAGCGCCTCGATATCGCCTTCGCCTTCGCCTTTTTCGATGGCTGCGATCTTCGCTTTGATCTCGTCGACGGTCATCACTTTTTTCTCCTGAGTCGGTCTCGCAGCCATTGCGAGAGTTTTTGAAAGTCGTCCTCGGACACCCCAAACCACGGAGCGATCTCGTGGTTTGCGCGGGCTTTGATGCGCTGCATCGGGTCGGTGAATTTGATCACGATCCGCATGTCTCCGTTCGGGACGGCGAACATTCCGCGCATCATGTGTCCGCGAAAAAGCAGGTTGCGGCGGGTCGCATCGCGACCCTTCTTCGCTCGAAACTTCGCATAGGCGGGAGTATAGCGAGGCATCTGGCGGTCGTAAATGTCGCGCCCTGCCTGCGTGCGGGCCTTAATGTTCGCGACCTGAAGCATCCCCAATCCGTGGACGATGCTCTTTGCTTCGGCCCGAAGGAAGGCGTCGAGCGCCTCTTTGGTTTGGACGGGGACGCCGATTTTGGCACGATACATGTTAGCTTCCTGCCGCTGCGTTGGCGCGGGAAATGTCGGTGTCATCGGCGAAACGGTAGCCGCCAACCCGCACCGCGCTCGACGGCATTGGACTCCACGAATGGCGACAGTTCCAACCGCCTCCGCTCGTCATCACGTCGAGTCCTTGGCCGTTGTTGAGCCGCGAGATCTGCCGTTCGGTAAAGGCAAGACCGAGCAGTTCGGCGCAAAACCCTCGTGTCAGTCCGTCCTCCGGGCCTTGGTACACATAGACGATCTCGTCTTCTGACTGTGCTGTCCTGGCGGACTCAACGACGATTTGACGCTGCGCTTGGGCAAGGATGGTGTTGCCCACAGAGATTGCTTGGCCCCTCGCATTACCCGCGATCCGCTGGACTTCGGAGGCTATCTGGTCAACCGAATAGGGCTGGTCTGCAACACGGCGAATCAGATCGGAAAGCTGGTTGCGCGAAGCCTTCAAGACGCCCGTGACTTCGACGGTGTAGCTGCGCAGGGTCTTTTTCACGAGCGCCTTTGCTCGCGTGTCGTCCGCGAAGGGATCGCTTGGTGCGGCCAACTTTGCCGCCATCTCCGCGATCACAGACTCCGACGCCAACTCTTCGCCGCCAACTTCTGCCCACACGCGGCGGATTTGCGACTCGGTCATCTTGCGACCTCGGAGGCTGCTGCGGTTCGCAAGGAACCATCGGAGCAGCCGGTCGTAAAGGTTCGGCGTGGACTTGGCCAGCATGTCCTCGAACATTATTCAGCCACCTCGGAAGGAGGGACTCCACCGCTTAGGCGGTCGGCCTGCGCTCTTGCAAGCGCCGCCTCCGCCGCTTTCTCTTCGGCTTCTTCGCGGGTCACGTCATCGAGCGCCATCAGCGCCTCGGTCGGGGTTGCCAACCCTGCGGAAATGCGGGAGCGCCAATAATCAAGCGCATCTACCATCCCCATCCCGGGGCCGATCTCTGCGTAGTCGATCTGCAATTCGCCCGGGGGGAGAGATGGATGGTGTTCGAGTCCGCGCCGACGACGATCCACCTCGACCACCTCACGGGCCACGTCATAAAAAGCGTCTTCGTTGATCCGCCACTGGGTGCGGGCTTCTTCGCGACGTTCTTCAAGGTCGGTCATTTGGAGCCGTCGGTCGATACCGCTCGTGGCTGTAGTGAATCCGCGCACGAGTTCGGGTCGGATGCCCTCCATGTTCAGCGGTGTATCGAGTAACTTCAACACCGCCTCGACCTGCTTGTCGATCTCGACTTGGAAGTCATGCACCTCGATGTTTGCGTTCGGCCCGACGACCCACGGGTTTGCAACATCCGACACCATCGCAGGATCAAAGTCCTTACCGGGCACGCCCTTGAAGGAAACCTGCCGATGTGACGCCCATCGGATCACATGGCGAAGGTGCGTAAATCCGATGGCAGCCTCGACGGCTGCGCGATAGATTCCATGCGCAGAGTCGGGCTTGAGGATCTTCCATGCGTCCCAATCCATCGGCCACTCGGCATGAGCAAGAACGAAAGGGACGCATCTGTACGGGTTGATCTTCTGCGGATTCCCGACCATTGGGAGCGGGGTGGTCAGCATCTGATCCATGTAGATCCCGTGGTGTTCGGGTGTCCAAACGACATACCGCACCCAATCGGTGCGCATTTGGCGCTCGACGATCTGGTACATGATCGCGTCAAGTCGGGTTGGATTGTCCCTGTTGGGGATCACCACAACCCATTCGGGCGAGATCACTTGAACCTGCAAACCCGCCTTCCCGAGCACCGGTCGAAGGATGGTTTGGCGCAGCGCCCAAGTCAGCTTGCACGCTTGCGACAGGCCAAGATCGACCCGCCAACTGTCGTACAAAGTCGGACATTCCGACCCGCTCAACTTGCGCGATGGGGTGCGGTCGTAGATAGCGCCAAGCTTTGAACAGGCCCATCGGTAGGCGTTTACGGAGGTATCTGCAACGGCGAGAAGCAGGTCGTGCGTGTGCGGATATCGCGCCTCGATCTCGGTCACAAGGACGTGCGCGCCGTCAAAGTCGCGCCATGAGTTCGCGTAGACACCAGCCATCTTCGACGTTGTTTTTCGTCGTGCGGTGGACTGCCCCCACAGGTCAGCGAGGGTGTCGAGTGTTTCGCGAAGCGTCATAGGTGCGTCCATATTTGAAAAGCCCACCGATGGGCTGCGTTGGTTTGCATGTGCCGTTTACGAGGTAGCGAAGGGCGTCCATCGAGTGCCCATAGATCGAGTCTTTCGCGGGTTCGGGAGGGTTCCCTTTCCACGGGTATCTTTGGATCGACGCGACAACGCCGCGCTCCTCTTCGAGCGTTTGAACCCGTCGCTGTAGGCGATCCGCGATATAAAGGCGGCGTTGGCCCGATGCGTTAAGGATCTGTGCGCGCACCCGCTCCACACCTGCGGAGCGTTCGCGATCTTCGGAGGCGAGCGAAAAGGTTGGGTCGAGACCCGCATCTCGGAGGATTTGGATCGACTGCTTCCCGTCCTCTTGGCTATGCGCGTTGCCCGCTGGATCGCAATGGAGTTCCCCCAACACCCATCCGCGCTCGTTGGCGATGTGGCGGATTCGTCTCGCCAGCTCAGTGGTTGGAGTGTGGTTAGGAACCAGTTCGCCGAGGATGTGCAGACAGTTGTCGTGCCCATGCAGTCGGCACCTGTCGAAGTGTTGAGCGAAGACAGCAGCAGGGAGAACATAACCGAAGTCTACTCCTGACAGGACGGGACGGCGCGGGTCATAGAGATCGTCGTAAGGTTGGAGCATGACACCAAAGTCAAGCTCTTTTCCGTACACCGTGCCGCCGATGTTTATCCACTCAGCCAGCACATACTGCCTGAACAGTTCGGGGCTGAGCGACCCTTGCAACCCCTCGATGTATCCGTCTTGGAGGTTGACTTGGTTCTCGTAGGTCGTGCCATGAACGACGGGGATCGCGGTGTCTCGGAACTCGTCGGCCATCCAAGAGCCAGAATCGAGCGTCGAGGTGAACCCGATCAGAGGAAACGGAGCGCCTTTTGTGCGGACGCGAGCACAGAAGAAGTCGTATGCCTCGCGTTTCCAAAAGCGGATCTCGTCGCCCAAGGCCCATGCCACATCGCGGCCCTCCATCGAGGCCGGTCGGTCGGCAGAGCCATAGAAGATCCGCGACCCGTTCGTTAGGAAGATCGCCTTATCAGCGATGTTTTCGCCTGCGTAGATTCCCCCTTCCTTGAGGAATCTTTTGATGCGCGGTCGGATCTCGTTCTTGACGTGAGCGTACACATGGCTGACGACAAGCCCCGCCAGTCCAGCGTTTTGGATGGCAAGAAGGACGGCACGAAACGCAATCGCCTCGGTCTTGCCAACACCGACGCCAGCGCCGAGCAGCACTTTTCGGTGCTGCCGCGTGGCGCGGTGCCATCGCATTTGGGCGGGGTTCGGCTTATGCCTGATCTGGGTCTGGGTCGTCAACATCGGCAGGATCGACGATCTCGATTCGGATCGGCTTCGGGTCGACTACGGGTTGGGGTTGAGGTTTGGCATAACCTTTGAATCGTTCGAGCCACCATGCCACGCGCTGCCAACGGTCGCCTTCGCCGTCGAGAAGCTGCTCAATGCGGGCAGCTTCTCCCTCGACCTCGGCCTTTTTTAGAGCGCGGAAAAAGTCGGCAATCTCAAGGGTTGCATTCGGCGGTGCGGACATCGCCCGCCAGTTTTCTAATGTGCCTCGGTCAATCCCCGCCAGTATTGCAGTCTTTTCGTAGGTGAGGCCAAGGCGCATTCCCCGCAACACCGCATCGCGAATCTCTTTCTGTGCGTATAGCGGCGGCCTGCCCATCGCCGCTTGGGCGTCTGGCTTCTTCTTACGGTTGCGTTTGCGGGCCATGATGCTCTCCTCGCGAGCGAATTGTTTCCACCCTATAGCCCACAAAATCAAGCGATCTCGGCGAAATGT